GGAGGAACTGTCATGGCTATTCACTATATGGACCCGATAAGTGGCACGGGCGATGCTGCCGAAGTGTATGCTTACGGATGGTGGTCTGTAGCAGTTACCGTAACAGGCGGTTCCTCTCCTCTGGCTGGCGACAAGATGACGGGAGCGACCAGCACGAAGGTTGCCTACCTTACCGTGACTCCTTCAGCGTGGACCGGAGCGGTAACGTGCTATTTCTATGGTATGAGTGGGGCGTTTCAGTCGGAGAATGTGACTTTTGGGACTGAAGGTGGAGGGCCGGGGACAGGGACAGGAACCGTTCCTGGTGCCATGACTTACTGCGCCTGGCAGACGATCACCTCTGGAGCTTTGGCAGCGAGGATCGCCCCTGGTGACACGATCAGGATTCGTGGGAACATCGGGAACAGGTATCCTGGCGACACCGCAATTATAGACCCTGCTGTGGTGCAGCTTGGAGGGACTGGAACCTGGACGAACGATTCGGCGACGGTGACACTTTCAGCAAACACAGACACTCTAAATGTAGAGATGTGTGATGCCACGGGTACTGGTAACAATCAGTGGTCTACAACTCCAATAGCAAATGTTACTGCTGCGACAAGCACGACAATCTGTAAAGAAGGTTCAACACCTACAAGCATTGCCACAACGATTGCTGCTGGGTTTACCACAGGCAGATGTAGTTGGGCTAATTTTGCGTCTTTGAACTTGGCAGCATACCAAGGCATCTCGTTCTGGATACGGTCATCAGTTGCGGTTACGGTAAGTTATCTAAGGGTAGATTTATGCACCGATACCGGCACACATGGTAGCCCTGGCACTCCACCTGCTACGGCAGTAGATACATTCACGATACCTTTTAAGCTGGAAATAGATAGATGGTATCCAGTGACATTGATGAAAGATGGTGGCGGCAACCTTAATGGGGCTATTACCAGCATAGCCCTGAATGTGTTGACTGACTATGGTGCTGGAATTGTGTACCTCGATAACATCATAGCAGTGAAAACCACAGGGTTGAGTTTGCAGTCTCTCATCGGTCGCAATGTAGCCGGGGAAACTTGGTGGACGCTAAAGTCGATCAACGGAGTGACGGTGATCCTTGGAGAGAGTCAGCAAGGAGGAACCTCAGTCACCAAATACTATCTACAAACTGCCGATGGAGCCGGACCTCTAAGCGGACAGGCAACGTACCGTCGAGAGACGATCAAGACGACGCTGGCGACGGCGACGACTACGGCGGTCCAAACTTTTCAAGAAACCGGAACTATTGGACTAGAGTATACATATTCTGGTGGATGGAGTAATAATACAAACACATTGACTGATATGACTTGGTTTGATGGTCTCATGGGATGGGGTTATGGCATATACGCAGTGACGATGAGATCTTTTATTGTGCAAAATATTTGTTGTACCAGGTATATAAATGGATATTTCTTATCGACTATTGCAAATTCAACACTTAGCGATATACATGCCGCTGGCAATGCTACGGGAGGAATACACTGTTCATACTGCTCAAACATAATACTTAACATACCGTATTCTGTTCAAAATATAACAAGAGGAATAGCCGCGTCTGCTAGTCAGAAACTAATTGTCTATTCTCCAACGCTACTAACGAATATTTCTGGTATTCTATGTGAAGGTTCGATGATTGCAGTCTATGGTGGAAGATCGTCTGGAGGAACTCAAGACATCTTAATAAATGTAGGAGGTATCGTTCGCTTAATGAATTTCAGTCCGTCTAGTACAGCCGTATTGGGCGCATCTACTTCTTATTATTCAAGTCAGGGATATGTAAAATCTCAAATGGAGAATGGAACAACAAATAATCATAAGACCAGAGTTGGTTATGGAAGAGATCTAAATGCCTTTTTTACTATCTCCTACGACGCCACTCTCTACCGCACCTCTTCTCCCTCAACCCGTCTTGCCCCCAACAACGCAACCTACAAAGCCGAATCTGCCACTCCTGACGATGGCATGAAGGTTCCCGTGGCAAGTGGCTCGACGGTCACGGTGCATGTATGGGTGAGGAAGTCGAGTGGGTACAACGGAGCGCAGCCAAGACTGATTGTCAGAAGAGGCGACTGGGTGGGGTACACGGTAGATGAGGTCCTCGACACCGCTACCTACGAACTGATGACTCTGGATGTTGCGCCTGGAACAAACTGGTCCGTAGGAGATACAATCACCGGAGTGACGAGCACGAAAACCTGCGTGATCGTCGAGATGCACACCACTCTGATCTACACAGTCAAGGATCGCAATGGGACGTTCACACTTGGTGAAGTGCTCACGAATGGAACTTTCACGGCAGATCAGGGAGCTACCAAACCTACCTTCGGAGTCAAGGGATACGATGATACTACCGTGACGAAGGATTGGGAGGAGCTTACCGGGACAACGGCTGCTGCAAGTGCTGATGGGGTGTTCGAATTTATATTAGACGGAGACGGGACAGCTGGATTTTTTTGCATCGACGATTGGCACACCGCCTAAAGGATTCAGATGGCTGGCAAGTGGTTTCAGGGAATTATATATCAAGGTGTCAATGGGGAAGGTACTCAGAAGCACTGGTTCCAGGGGATACCTTTTCAGTATATTTCAAATCCTTATTCAAACTTCGCACTTGTTCCCGTCAACGCAACCGTCACGGCATCCGCGCCTAGCCCTCCATTCTATCAGACGCACGCTGTTGTACCGATTAACGCCTACGTCAAGTCGGGAGCAGATGACGCTGTAATAATTCAGACTCACGTTTTTGTACCTATCAACGCATACATCAAGGCCGGGGCAGATCCTGCCGTAATGTCGCAGATCCACGTTGTCTCTCCGAATGATGCCTATATTCTGGTAACTGGAATCGGGGAGAGCCTGTTTCAGAGTCAGTTTGTAGTCCCCATCAATGCGTATATTAAGGTGGCCGCAGACGATGCGGTTGCCTATCAAACACATATATTCACCCCCGCCAATGCAACTGACTTCTTTTCCAGTTCCGTAACCGACTTCTTCCAGATACACAGCATCGTCCCGTCTGGGGCGTATATCAAGGCCACCGATTCGACGTTCCTGGTAACTGTGACTGGCGGAGCATTAACCATAACCCTGCTTCCAAGTAATGCGCTGATATATGTGCTCGATAACTTCAGTGGGTTCTCTGTAGTCGATTTGACTCAGAAGATCAATACGGCCCATGCGAGGTCCAGGTCAAGGGAACAGGTACTAGGAAATCCAAGAATTACAGACGATGCGCCCAGGCATCATTCCAGAAAAGGAGAAGCCCCATGGCGAAGCTCTGCTCGACGTTTGTCCTAGCGGCTGCGTGTACCATAATCAGAGATAATGTTTCTAGGATTACAATCAACACGGGGACACCCCCAACCTCGACTCTTGCAGAGACTACCAGTATTGGAACGGCAACGGCGAGTGCGGCCTCGTTCACTCTAGGTGACAGTTCCCTGACCGGGAAGAAGCTAGATGTGATAGCATTTACAAACATCCCATGTCCTACGAGTACCGGAACCGCAGGAACATTGTGCCTTATCAGTACGGGGGCCACTGGGGTTATCTATTGGCAGACCACGTTTGCGGAGCAGCTTGTAGCCAGTACGGCTAACCTGATTAATACGTCCACGTTCATTATTCGGATCAGTGACGCTACCTAATAGGAGTCAGCCATGGCTCTAAGGCTTCTAAGCGAATCGACCGTTCTTCCGGTATCCATACCAGAGATAAAGTCCCACCTGCGGATCTCTACGGCATCTACCGTAGAAGATGCGTTACTGACGGCTATGATTCAAAGCGCGAAGGCAATCGGTGAGAATCTAACAAAAAGAGCTTTCGTTCCTCAGACGTATCAGTACGTTCTGGACGGGTTTCCAAACGAAGGATTAGAACTCCCGATTGCCCCTCTCTCCACAAAATCAACTAATGTTACCATATACTATATAGATGAGGTAGGAAGTACTGTCACGCTCGCAAGTACAATGTATGTAGTTGATAGTTACAGCGAACCTGGGTTTGTGGTTCCATCTTACGATAATATCTGGCCGGATACACGGGATCAGATTAACTCGGTGATGATTCAATACGTCACTGGGTATGTCGTGACAACGGCTGTCGGAGTTCCCGATGTCCCGACGACTCCAGAGCCAATCAAGACCTGGATCAAGATGCGTGTCGGGCAGATGTACGAGTACCGGGAACCTATGATCTCAGGTGCGTTGATTGCGGATTTGAAGCGAGACTTCGTTGATGGACTTCTTGACCCATACAGATTGCCGATGGCATAGAGGGCTAAATGGCAGAGACAGTTCAGATCATGGGATTAAAGCAGCTTACAGACAACCTGAAGAAGATCGGTAAACTGGCCGAGGGTAATGCTGCTATTGCGATGGCTAGAACTGGTGCGAATATATTCAAGAAAGCAGCAAAGGAAAAAGTTCCACAAGAGAAAGGAAGCATCGAAGGAATAAAATATTCAGTTAAGAGTAACCTTAAGGAAAGTATTATTGTAAAACAGATCTCTAGGGGTCCGCACATTGTTTATGCGACTACCATTAGACCTGGAAAGAAAGGTGTTAGATATGCACATCTGGTAGAGTTCGGGACTAGACCACACCCAGAACCAAGAAAAGGAAAGAAATCTAAAGGACCGATGTTTATTTCACAAACAGGTAAATCATATTGGAGCGTGATGCACCCTGGCGCAAAGAAGAAGCCGTTTATGACCCCAGCGTTTGAGAATAATTCGAGTAAGGCACTAACAAAGATGGCAGAAGTATATAACAAAATACTTCAGAACTGGCAGACCGGATATGCTGCAATCGGTTCTTTGTATGGATTAAATACCGAGGAATAAATGGGACTTGAGTCAAAGATATATGCGACCCTTACGACGAGTTCAACCCTGGTAGCACAGGTGGGGACGAGCATATTCCCTGACAATATCGTGCAGGGAGCATCGGTCCCAACTATCGTATATCATCGAGTATCCGGTGAACGGATTACGTCGCTTAGTGGATATAGCAATTTAGAGAATGCACATATACAATTTGCGGTATATGCTACTTCTATAGACAATAGAAGAGAGGTAATGGATCTACTTATCGGTGCCTTAACATCTTCTACAAGATTCAATGTTGTCACGGGTGCGTCACCTTACGATGAGTGGGACGACGAGGTGATGCAGTATGCAAGGACTGTAGATATATCAATCTGGAACAGGGAATAAAGGAGATATAACCATGGAACAAGTACCAGGGACTCAAGGACTGATTAAATTCGATAAGCAGGGTAGGGTATATATACGGGATTTGGTTACTACGAGGATTCTTCCACAAGACGATGAGAT